GCTCACGCCACGTTTCATAAAACCGAAGCAAGTGAGAAGAAAGCTGGATTTACAATTAAAAAGGGCGAAAACGGGCGGTATTACTCTTTTAAAGACGACGGCACTGACGGTGTAGACGATCCTGCAGGTGTCCCGAACGTACTAGAACAAAATCGCGGGAAAAACTTTGTTGATAGGATGTTCGACCCCACCCCCCCCGTAATCAATAACCCAGATGGAAGTATCTCCACTCATATAATGACGGATGCAGAGGTTGATTCTGGCGATGGCACTGGTCGGGGCAAGTTCATTGTCTACCCCACGGTCATACAGAAGGAGGAAGGCGCTGAACTGATAGAGGTCAGCGCCCAAGAGGCGCAGCAATATGCGCTTGAGACCGGCGAGTTTATAGAATTTGATACGCAGGAAGAAGCCACAGCCTTTTCTACAAATGGCTACAAACAACTAGCCCCGGAAGGAGCTTTTACGGGGGTGGAGGCCCACAGATGGGTGGGAGACCTTAAATACGGATTGGATAACCTCCCCACCAATGAGCATAGTGGATATAAAAAGGACAGGAAAAGGCGCATGAAGGCCAAGGCAGACGCGAGCAAACGTGCCAAACGACTCCAGCCTTTAATGGATAAAGGAGGCTACTAATGCCAGTTAAACAGACGCCAAGGAATGAGAAATTCCTGCTAAACCGGCTGAAAGCCATGTATGGCGACGACTTTGATCCGATTGTACGCATGGCGGCAAATGCCGATCGACTACAGAAAATAGCTGACGACGCCCCCGACGACGCAAATGCACAGGTTGACGTTAATAAGGAGTGGGAGCGCATGGCGCAGTTCACCCACCCGAAGCTCAAGTCTATCGAGCATATTGCCGAGGACGGATTCTTTGAAGTCCACGTTCATAGGGGCAAAGATTGAGCGTTGTACAGTTAAATGCCCCGCTTCATGAGCGTTGTATAGAGTTAGAGGCTGAGATCAGGGCGGTGGGATTTGACGAAAGTTCGCGCCTAGATTACCCGTTAGAAAAAATGCCTTCCGAGGATTTAGAGTCCTATATAACCATTATGGAACATATAATATGTGAGCGTAAGGCTGGGAGGCTGTGAATGTCGAGTCCCGCGAAACTGAATAAGTCCTTATATAGACAGTTCAGGGAGGTTGAGGCTGAAATGGTAATCCTTGGTCTTAATCCGCTATTGGCTCCGAATACTGTAGAGACTATACGCCCTGTTGACGCAGAGGTTGTAGTGAAGTTTATGAAGTGTCTAATCAATAAAAAGAGGAAGCACCCCAATTACGAAGTTTCTACGGATTTAACTCCATTCACAAACGCAATCACAATGGCAGAGGAATATGAGCAAAGGCAGTAATCCACGGCCATTTTCGGTCAAACAAGAGAAGTTTGGCGATAACTGGGATCAGGCTTTTGGTGAGAAAGAGCAGGTAGAGACTATGCGCTACTTGACCGACCCAGAAACAGGCAAATTAATCCCCGAATATATGTGGGATCAGTACGATATGCGCCCACCACCCCCACCCAAATCCCACTTCATACACAGGGATTATCAGGACTATGCAAGTCCGATCACTGGCGAGATTATCTCAGGCAGACGGCAACACCGTTATGACCTTGAGCGCAACGGGTGTCGTGTATCCGAAGGGCAAGAATCCGAACACCGTGCGGCTAATGCACATTTAGCGCATGAGGATAAGAAGTTAGACCAAAAACTTGATAAGTCAATGGCAGAAACGCTAAACGACATTAAGTATCAAAATAACCCTCCACCGGAAACGGATAAAGCGGGGAACGCCAAAATGTCATGGACATTCGGCAAGGACTAGGAGAACACTATGTCTGAAGTACAAACCCTCGACGAGTCAATGGAGGAAACGCTGAGTGAAATCAGAGCCTCAGAAGCGGAGGAAATTGAGGAAGTTGAAGCGGAACCGACGATTGAGGAAACGCCGAGCGAGGAAACGCCGGCAGATGAAGGGCCAGCCCGTGATGAAAAAGGCCAGTTTGCCGAGAAAGACCCAGAATCCGAGGGCGTAGAACAGCCTGAAATCGTAGTTGCTGAGAATCTACTTGACGACGACGGCAATGAAATTAAAGAATATGTGAATCCACCGAGTACCTGGCGCGCATTAGCCAAATCGACATGGAATGAACTTTCTCCGACGCATAGGGCTGAAATACACAAACGAGAGCAGGATTCCATGCGTGGTGTGGAAATGCTCAAAGAGGACGCTAATTACGGACGCCAGATAAACTCCGTTGTAGCCCCTTATATGCCCACAATCAACGCCAGAGGCAGTAATCCGACGGAAGCGATCGGCACAATGTTGAACGCTTATTACGTCTTAGAGACTGCCGCACCACAGCAAAAAGCGCAGCAATTGTGGGAAACAGCAAAACAGTATGGCGTTGTTAACGAAATGGTGGCATTATATACCAATCGACAATCGGTTCAGTCCCAAGGTTTAACCCAACAGGACGTGGATCGGACTGTGGATCGGACTGTAAATGAGCGATTGGCGGCAGCGCGACAACAGGCGACCGAGCAATTAGTCGTTAATGAAGTACAGCAGTTTGAAGCTGCAATGAATGCGGATGGAACCCTGAAGCATCCTTACTTTGAAAACGTAAGGCAGCAGATGGCTTCCATTGTAGAAGCGGAGGGGGTAGACCTCGAAACCGCTTATGAACGCGAAATATGGGCGAATCCTAAGATCAGGCCGATTTTGATGAGCGAACAGGCTCACTCAGATTCAGCCAAACGTCAGGATCAAGCAACAGCGCATGTGGAAAAGGCTAAGAAGGCTCTGGATAACAATCTTGAGCGTAGTGGCTCCCACAGCGTTAGACAGCCAACCCCCACTGGAAGCGTTGACGACACTATGGCCGAGACTATGGCAGAAATTAAGGCGCGGTCATAATCAATTAACTTTTTTGTGAGGAAAGAAAATGGCTTCTCCAAACAGTACATTTACGGAACTGGTCACGACCACTTACCGTAAGCACAAAGCGGAGTTTGCTGATAACGTCACGAACAACAACGCCCTGCTCATGCAAATGAACAGAAAAGGCCGTAAGAAGGTTGAGGACGGTGGATTAACACTCGTTGAGGAACTTGATTACGCAGAGAATGGTACATGGCAGCGATATAGCGGCTATGACGCTCTGGATATTAGTGCAAGTGATGTGCTGTCAGCAGCAGAATACAACTGGAAACAAGCAGCGGTACATATAACTGCATCTGGTCGTGAACTGCGAATTAACTCCGGTGATCGACAAATCACGAATCTCGCCAAATCCCGTCTGAAAAACGGTATGCGAACCTTCAAGAACAACATTTCGTCTGATATTTACTCTGACGGAACTGCCTCTAATCAGATCGGTGGCCTTCAAGCCCTGATTCCTGATACTGCTGGCGGTACTGTAGGCGGCATTGCTTCAGCTACCTTCACGTTCTGGAAGAACACGGTACAGGACGCTTCAAGTCCTCTATCTGGTTCAGCAATCACGCTTTCGACTAGCACGTTTGAAAATCCCTTCATGCTTCAGCTTTGGCTGGAACTTGTACGAGGGAATGACAAGCCTGATTTGGTTGTTCTATCCAACGATTACTTCACTTTCTTTGAAGGGTCGCAAACTTCTATTAAGCGATACACCACCGATACTGACAAGTCTACGGACTCAGCCAGCGCCGGCTTTGTTTCACTGAAGTACAAGACTGCTGACGTTATCTTTGACGGTGGATCAGGTATCTCAGCCGCCCACGGGTATATGGTCAATACGGATTATCTCAATCTGTGCTGCCACCGCGATGCTGAAATGACTGAAGTTGAGGAACAGAGAGCAATTAACCAGGACGCAGTAGTTATCCCGATTATCTGGATGGGCAACTTAACCTGCTCAAACCGATCTTTACAAGGTGTAATGCACGCATAGGAGTATCAAATGACGCATTTAATAGGCGTAAAGCTAACCTCAAATGATTCCTCTGCCGCATTCGCAGAAGGTACTGTTTATACGGCTTCCAATGGGAAAAAGTATAAATATGTAAAAGTTCTCAATGAAACTGCAACTGTTGCCGGCGCTGCTGGCGATGTTGTTGGTTACTTGGGATCACCTGGAGCGACTGAAAACAATACCGTTGTTACTGATAACAGTGACGCAGCCACAAAGCCCGTAGGGGCTGGTGTACTGCAAGTCACTGTTGCTGGTGCAACTGGTACTGCGGAGTATGTTTGGGTGTTGGTTCAAGGGCCATTCACAGCAACTCAGAATTTGGCGGGTACTCCTGCTGATGGTGATGCGCTGTATTTGTCCACAACCGACCTTACTTTAACCGTGGCTGCGGCTGTAGACGATCCCGTTTGCGCTTATGCCATTGACGATTCTGCTGATAAGTGTATGGCAGCTTTCGCACATTAAAGTAAACCGCTAAAGAGAAGGGGTGTAGTATACTTTGCTACGCCCCTTTTTTATGAATGATCCACGTGGATCATATCAAACGCAATAACGGCAAAAACGCCATAGCGAGGAAAATATGTCTAGTAACCTAGCAAGTAGTTATACAGCATCAGATGCAGAGAGAGCCGGGAAAAAACCAGACGCATTCAGGGAGGACGACCCACCCTCATTGCGATTTGAGCATGGAACCGCCGAGGATCGGCAGGAGTCCATAAAGCAGGGTAGAACCGTATATGTGCCGACTATTGAGGTTCATATTCGCGCCCACGGGGATATTAAGTGTGAAGTCCCGTATATTGCTGAAGGCTGGGCATTTGAGACAAGAGAGATTGAGAAAGAAGTTCAGCGCCCTGTTTACCGCACTGTTGAAAAGAATGGTGAGTGGGTTGAGGAACAGGTCATGATTACTGACACTGTTCAGGACGCATATCAATTTCGTGTTGCTACTACGCCGTGGGGGGATCAGCTTAAAGAGCGATTACACCACAAGCGTATATCCCAGAGTTACTATGATTACTGCATGTCAGCACTGGCGAGATTCAAAGAAGGTTCTGAAATGCCTGTTGAGGGTACACCGATTGTTGGGTGGAATCAGATCAACATGGCTATGCAGAAAAACGCCGTAGACCTTGGAATTAACACGATTGAGCTTGCGGCTGAAATGACCGACGAGGCTATGGATGCGCTTGGCATGGGAGCGAGGGACGTTAAGAAAAAGGCGATTGCTTATATTTCGGCTTCTGACGGCCAGATTTCAGGTGCTAAGTTGGTTGCCTTGGAATCCGAGAATGAGCGTACGCGCGCACAAAATGATACACTAGCGGCTAAAATCGCTGATCTTGAGCAACGTATTCAAGACGGCGAAAAGCCAAAACGACGAGGCAGACCGCCAAAGGCTCCAGAGCCAGAGGTGTCTGAAAGTGCATAATGTCCTTATTAACAATGGTTCAAAAGGTTTGCCGTAGGGTTGGCATAGCCGTCCCCAACTTGGTTGTCGATAATACTGACGTACAAATAATTCAACTTTTGGCGTTAGCCGACGAGGAAGGCGAGGACTTAGAAGCTCGTTGCCATTGGAGGGCGCAGGTTAGAGATACGACCTTCACGATTGTCGGTACTGCTAATCAGGGTGCAATCGACGGGACAGTGGTCAGTGACGGTGATTTCGACCACTTTATCAATGATTCGATCTGGAACCGCACCACCTCATTACCGATAACTGGCCCTCTGAATGATATGGAGTGGCAAACACTTCAAGCCTCCCCAGTGACCGGCCCTTACCAACAGTGGCAGGAGCGTGAGGGTAATTTCTATATTGACCCAACCCCGACTGCTGGTGAGACAATGGGGTTTTCCTATGTCTCTACTTCCTGGTGTCAGAGTTCAGGTGGTGTGGGTCGGGCAGCGTGGGCGGCTGACAACGATACCGGTCTATTGGACGAGTCCTTAATGGGTCTTGGTCTACGCTGGCGCTGGTTGAAAACGAAGGGTTTGGAATATGCAGAGGATTTTGCGACTTATGAGCGTAGAGTTATGGACGCAATGGCCCGTGACGGTTCCAAGCCAATGTTAAGTCTTGAGTCCAGAGATAGAGATTACCGTCAAGCTGGTGTGATTATCCCGATTGGTAGCTGGGATTTATGAGAACCCCCGCTTTCCGCAAGAGAGCCAGAGGGCGTGAGATTTCCCGCACTCACTCTGTTTCCGCACCGGTCAAAGGCTGGAACGCCAAAGATTCCCTTGCTGATATGAAGGAGGGTTATGCCGCTGAAACTGATAATTGGTTCGGCAATACCACTGACGTAAGGGTTCGCAAGGGCTATTCGGAGCATGTAACGGGTGTAGGGGCGCAAGTTGAATCCCTAATGCCGTATAACGCGCAGGGTGGTACACAGACCCTCTTTGCTGCGGCAAATGACTCGTTTTACAATGTCACAAGTGCTGGAGCCGTTGGTGCTGCTGTTGTTGGATCATTGACGAATGCCCGTTGGCAGTACGTTAATTTCACCAATTCCGCTGGAAACTCCTATTTATGCTGCTTTAACGGTACTGACGCACCGAGATACTGGGATAATTCCAACTGGATAACGATTACCGACGCTTCTACCCCTGCTATTACGGGGGTAACTACCACTGATATTGTAAATGCCACGATATTCAAGCGGCGTATGTATCTCATATTGAACAACTCGCTCTCGCTCTATTACCTGCCGGTTGATTCGGTTGGTGGAGCGACGGCTAGAACTCGATTAGACGGCTATTTCTCCAAAGGTGGGTATTTGGTTGCCGCCGAGACATGGACATTAGACGCTGGTGAAGGCTCAGACGATCATTTGGTCGTTGTCTCCAGTGAAGGCCAAGTAGCTGTGTTCAAAGGTACAAATCCTTCCTCCACGAACTCATGGGGGTTGATTGGTATCTGGAACATTGGCGAACCGATAGGCTCAAGGTGCTTGATTAAGTACGCTGGTGACATACTAATCCTTACAGTTCAAGGGGTCTTTCCGCTATCTGGGGCGCTACAGTCCTCGCAGACTAACCCACAGGTTGCCTTGACCGACATGATTTCAACGGCATTTACTGACGCAAGTGTTAATTACCGCAGTAATTATGGCTGGAATATGACCTTCTTCCCGCAGGGTAATCAGGTATTGGTTAATGTGCCGGTTAGTGAGGGATCGGAGCAGGAGCAGTACGTCATGAACACGCTGAATGGTGCGTGGTGGCGATTTACCGAGATCGAGGCTAATTGCTGGGCAATATCGAATGAGAAAATGTACTTTGGCGGTGACGGTGTTGTGGGTCATTTTGGTGAGTTATTCGCTGATAAAGGTCTGAACATAGACGCGCAGTTAAAACAGGCATTCACTTATTTAGGGTCAAAGGGCCGGTTGAAGCAGGTTAATTCTGTCAGACCCAACTTCTTGTCCAATGGTACTCCAGCAGTTTATATGGGTGTTGCTGTTGATTTTGGCGACGAACAGGGGCAGGCAGCACTGACTTTTACCCCCTCCCCACATGGTTTGTGGGACGTAGCACTATGGGACGGGGCGACATGGGGCGGTGACGTGAGTGCGTTCAATGATTGGCAGACCGTTAATGCAGTAGGGACAGCCCTCGCATTACAGTTGAGAACCATTAGTAATGGATTGGACGTAAGATATACCGCTTCTGACTATTTATACGAATATGGAGGAGTAATTGGTTAGTTTTGTGCCATTAGAACGCGCGCATTTGGACTATATGGGCGAGGCAAGACCGAATTTATGCGAGGATACGAGAGGAATAACGGCATTAAACAACGAAGGAATACCGGAAGCAGTATGCGTTTTCGATAGTTGGTCGTATAATAGCTGTATTATTCATATATGGATAGGAAACCCGTTTGTTTTGCGTCATGGTTTCGCAGAGGAGGTCTTTAAGTTTGCCTTCAGTGAGGAATCAGGTAGGACGAAAATCATCGGAATCACGCCTTCTGACAACCAAAAGGCACTGAAGTTTATCAAGAACATTGGTTTTTATGAGATTGGTAAAATTCAAGACGGTTTTAAGGTTGGTGTAGATTACGTTCTCACCGAAATGACAAAAGACAAGTGCAAGTATTTCAATAGGAATGCGGCATAGGAGTTTCATAAATGGGCAAAAAATCGGCCCCACCAGCACCCGACTATTCGGGGGCTGCAAAGGAACAAGGTGAAGCTAATAGGCAAGCTGCCTACCAAACGGCCGTTCTGTCGAACCCCAATATAGTCACCCCGTATGGCACCCAGACAACAACGTGGGGGCCGCAAGGTCAAGGCGCTGCATTCCCGACTGATCCAGACGCTCCAGCACCCGATACGTCAAACATATTCAATGCTCAAGCCTATCTTGCAGCACGTCCTGACGCTGCCGCGCAGCAAGGTAATTGGGCGCCAGGCTATACCGCATACAACCATTATTTAGACGCTGGAGCCGCAGAAGGCGGATTTAACACCCCTGGTTTTGCCGCTGGAATGGTACAACCTGGCATGGGTGGATACGGCGGTGGATACGGTGGTGGATACGGCGGTTATGGCGGCAGCGGTGGCTATGGGAGTACCTCTGGATATGGTGGCACAGCCGGAATCCCGCAAGCCACGGTAGAGCAGACATTCTCGCCTACTGAGCAACAAAAGTTCGATCTCGGCCAAGGGTTAGATATTGGTCTGTTACAAACTGCTACTACAGGGCTTGACGACATTAATAGAATGCTCGGCACTTCATTCGATACGTCGGGAATGCAGGGTGTTGACCCAGTTACCAACCAGACCTCCAGCATTACGGGATACGGCCAAACTCCGATTGGCTCCAATTACGGTTCCGGTGGGGGTCAGGTAGGTATTCAGCCGTGGTTCCCTGGTGCTGGCGGCGGATTTAATCAAGGCGACGGTGGATATGACAGTGGCGGTATAAATCCAGGTGGCATGTATACCGGCGGTTCAGGTTCAGGGCGAATGAAAGGTTCCCAACCTCCTAGTGCTGGAGGTGGATACGGTAGTAACGACCCAATAATGGGCTTTGAGCCGTGGCTAATGAACCCCCCTCAAGGCGGTGCAGGCAGTCAAAAAGGCGCTCCACCCCCCAATCAGAACCTTGTTGGCGACAGAAGCGGACTGAATACCGCTGGATTAGGGCAGTACGGGAATATCGACCTTAACCAACTTGCTCAACAGGGCAACATAGACACTGGCGGAATGAGAGGTTTTGACCAACTATCTGCACAAGGATTGGGCGGATATGGTTCGATTGACCCCAACCAATTACCGCAACAGGGCAACATAGATACCAGCCAGTTGCAGCAAATGACCGGCATAGACCTGTCGCAATTAGCGGAACGAGGGAACATAGATACCTCTGGATTACGGGATTTCTCTGCCCTCAACAATCAAGAATTGCAGGGCGTTGCCGATATAAACCTCGGTCAATTATCTCCTCAAGGACAACTACGTAATCAGGGTTTGAGCGATTTCAGTAGATTGAATCAGGGTGGATTGCAGGGATTTCAGGAAATTGACGTAAATCAACTTTCGCCACAAGGTCAGTTGAATAATTATGGTATGGCCGGCGTAAACCAGGTCGATCCCAGCAGGTTACGTGATTATCAGATTGATCCCTCAGTAGGTGGATTGAATCAGATCACTGACGCAATGAAAGCAAGACAAGACCCATTGTTCGCCAAGCAACGCTCTGATATGGAAGCTGATCTGATTGCCAGAGGCTTTACACCGGGGACTGAAGGCTATAACGAGCGTATGGACGAGATCAACCGGCAGCAGAATGATTTTAACACCCAAGCTATTTTAGCCGGTGGTCAGGAACAAAGCCGTATCGCTGGACTTGAGAACGCCCGTAGATCACAAGGATTGACTGAGCAACAGGCTCAAACTGCGTCACAAATGGGTATGCGTGGGCAGGAATTCTCTGAACGTCAAGCGATAGGGCAGTTTGCTCAACAGCTTAGAGGGCAGGGGTTGAGTGAGCAACAAATTCAAACTCAGATTAATAACGCAATCCGTGGCCAGCAGTTCGGGGAACGAGCAACGATCACTGACGCTTATGCTGGTCAGAGAGGGCAGGAATTTGGCGAACAAGAATCTATGGCTCAGTTTGCCCAGCAATTACGCGCTCAAGGACTGAATGAACAGGAAGTTCAAGCCCAAATGGACATGGCGATTCGTGGTCAACAGTTTGGCGAAAGACAGGCTATTTCGGCAGACGCACAAGCGCAGAGAGCGCAGCAGTTTGGCGAAGAGACTACTCTGGCTCAATTCCAAGAGCAGTTAAGAGCCGCTGGATTGAACGAACAACAGGTTCAGGCCCAAGTCAATATGGCTATAAATCAGCAGCAGTTTGGTCAACAAGAAGCAATGGCTCAGTTCCAACAACAGTTGAGGTCTCAGGGGTTGAACGAGCAACAAGTTCAAGCGCAAATGCAGAATGCCGCAAGGCAGGGGCAGTTCGCTGAACGTGGCGCTATTACCACTGACGCACAGGCTCAACGTGGACAACAGTTCGGTGAGCAGGAATCCTTAGCCCAGTTCCAGCAACAGTTGAGAGCGCAGGGATTGAGCGAACAGCAGGTTCAGGCGCAAATGCAGAACGCTGTCCGTAGCCAGCAGTTTGGCGAGAGGGCGGAAGTTGCAAGTTATGACGCTGCCGAAGCACAGAGAATGTTCCAGAACATGACGAGTGAAGATCAGCGCGTGTTCCAGAATATGAGCCAAGAACAACAACGTCAGTTCATGAATAATCAGTCCTTCCAGCAGCAACAAGCGCAGGAACGTCAACGTCAGATACAGGAACAGGCATATCTCCGTAACTTACCGCTGAATGAATTGAATGCACTGAGAACCGGAAACCAAGCTCAACTACCGCAATTCCAGCAATACAGCGGCGCACAGGTAGCTCCACCACCGATATTCAACGCAGCACAGGCACAAGGTAATTATCAGGCCGACACCTATAACCCAAGTGATTTAATGGGCGGATTATTCCAGCTTGGTGGTGCTGGACTAGGTGCTTGGGGTACAGCGGCGGCGGGTGCAGCGGCGTCTGACGACAGGCTCAAGAAGAAGATCAAGACAATAGGCAAGCATGGCCCATTACAACTCGTATCATGGTTGTGGAACAAGAAAGCTGAAGCACTTGGTCTGGTCGGCAGTTCAACTGGCTTTATCGCACAGGAAGTCCAGAAATTCTATCCCCAGCATGTTGTGGTCATGGATAACGGATATCTCGGTATCAACTATCCTGAATTGTGGAGGGAGCTTAGATAATGGCTAATTACAACTACGTTCCTTCAGAACAGGTAAAGCTCCAGCAGAGGATGGCAGAGGAGCTAATGAACACACCCATGCGGCAGGGATTGCGCGGTGGACAGCCGACCGATTGGGGCAGGGGTTTAGCTCACATGCTGCGCCAGTGGCAGGGCGGTAAGCAGCTACGTGAAGCTAAGGAACAGGCAAAGTACAATGAGGAAGCCTTGGGTCGAGATTCCGAGGCTTACCAATCTGCCATTACTCAGGGGGATAGCCCCCTGTCACCTATGGCTGGAGTGGAACAGGCTCAGTTTGAAACTCGCCCATATCGAGATAAAATGTCTGAGTATAATGCCGGTCTTGCGAAGGACGAGAAGGCGGCAGCCGCCAAGTATAAGGAGCAATTACTGCGCTCGTCTAATAAGCGACAACCTACGCCTGAAGTAATTACGGTTACTTATCTCGATCCCGTTGATAGCGAGCAAAAGACTAGGCAAGAATTCTTGTGGCCAGGTGGTGAAATCACGCCATACGGGGTTATGCACCCGAAGTATTCTCCGCAAGGAGGTGGACAACCGCAACCGGAAACATATAAGCCGTCAGATCAACCGGCAAACCCACAGGCGCAAGCATTGCGACAGGTTCAGGATCAAACACCTAATGTTGGTCAGCAACCAAATCCGGTAGCTGCTGCGCTGAATAGCGTCCCGCAACAACCTGCGCCACAGCCGCCAAATCCGGCGCAAACTCAATACACTCCGACACCGCCTAGTGCCGAATTGCCTCCGTATAAAGACCAGAAACGGGCGGGAGTGATTAAAAAGCAAAAGGCTGCGAGTGAGAGGCTTACTGCAATAACTACGGATATGCTTAATAACTTCCTCGCTATTGAAGGCGAGGGCGCGAATGTAAACTATAAAAATACGCCAGTGAGGAACTTTGCCAATTTCATGAGAGCAGAGCTTCCAGTTTTTGACAAAATGGCGGGAACAAAGGTCAATAGGTTCCGTCAGCAAATAAACGCTAATAGGCCCACGCTGTTAAACTTCTTGCGTCAGGCTACAGAGCAAGGTGCTAGAGGACTTGATAGTAACAGGGAATTGGACTTTTACTTACAAGCTGCAACGGTGGATTCCGCAGATATTCACCCGAATGTGGCGGCATTGTACAAGCTGAATCGGCTTCTTGGTACTGGCGAGGAAATGGATATTCACCCGCAATGGCAGGAGTATTTAGATAGACTTGACGACGAGTTTAACAAGAAGCGTGACTTTGATACCAATAAAATGCAGGGGATAGCGGATAAATTAGGCTTGACGCTGAAGGAAGTGCGAGAGGAAATGGCTGAACGCAGAACGAATAGAATAAATGACGAGTTAAGTGAGTATGGGCAATAAGATACCAGACGCAATCCTTGACGACCTTTTAGACGGGGTTCCAGAGAAAGAGGATAAGCGCGAGGCAGGGTTTCAGTTCGGTGAAGCTGCCGACAATGCGTGGCCTAGCCTTATCAAGTATGGTGAGGAAATGTATAACGCCCTTGCCAACCCCAAGCAGACGTTAGAGGGGTTGCAGGGGGTTGCTTCTGGATATGCTCAAAAGGCTGCGGCAGGGGATAGTCCTTATGCCAGTTATTCAAATCCAGATAATGTCGCTTTAGCTGACGCTGTAACTAAAGATTACACTGACGCTTATGGCGGAATTACCAGCGGTGATTTTACTAAAACGCTTCAGACCTTAGAGGACGATCCATTCAGAGTGCTGAGTGACGTTTCTGGCGTTATTTCAGGTGGTGCTGGAGCGACAGGAAAGGCCTTGCAGCTTGCGTCAAAGGTTCCCTCAAAAACCTCTATTATCGGGAAAACGCTAAAAGGCGCTGGAAAGGCGGCTGACGTAGTTGCCGACGCCGGAACATATCTCGATCCTGTGAACAACGCGCTTAGAGTTCCAGGTGCAGTAGTGCCGACAGAGTTTTTGTACAAACATGCCTTGCTTAGTTCTGGCGGTGGGGCAGGATTAGACCCCACGCAGCTTAAAAGGGCGGCTAAAAAGGGGTTGGACGAGAAGGTGAGGCTTACCCACAATGAGAGTGGCATTGTTTCGCAAGGTACTCCTTTTGAGGGTGGGAATCAGAAATTGCGACGGCTTGCCGGTAAAAAGGTGAGAGAGCAGAAGGATATTGTTGCCGGTATGGACGATATACCCCTTGAGGAAATGTACACTAATGTTGACGATTTAGCGGCAAGGAAAGGCACGATAGCGGGTAGCACTGATCCGGTAAAAGATCAGGCGAGAGTTAATGAGCTTGCTGGTACGCATAGGGCCGCAGCATTAAGTGAATACCCAGAAGGGCAGATACCCGCAGAAGTAGTGCAGCAGGTTAAGCAGACGTTTGGCGACAAAGGATCGAATGTTTACAATGCCAGTGCGCTTAATCCAGAGCTAGGGGTTGACGCTAATGTTTATGCGGCTGTAGCGGATAGCTCAAGAAAGGCGTTATCAAAGCGATCCCCGTTAGCTGGTGAATTAGACAGCGTAAACAGAGAATTGACCGACTTGCGATATTTGCAGGAGGCGATTGACCCCGCAGAACTGTCCTCGACGAGAGGCGGTATTATCGGCGTTGATTTAGGCTCAAGAACATTGGCTAACGCTTTAGGCGCTGGTCAAGGTGGTAGCGCGGCTATAGGGGTTCTTGCCTCTAAATTGGGGCAGAATACGGCTGACGCCGCATTACTCGCCAAGATTTTAAGGGAGCCTAATCCTAAAGGTACTGTTGCTCGTAGCGGAACGGTTGCGAGTGGTAGAATAACTGAGGAAGCGGAAAAAAGACGCGCTTTGGACGAATTAGAACAACTCCTCTATGGAGGTAATCAATAATGATTACAGAAAATCCTCTATTGGGCGTTTTTTTAAGCATATTATGATACCGTTACATGCTAGAGAGACATGTATTGTAACGGAATCGGGAGGGTAGTTCAATCTCTAGGGACGGTTCAGGTACGTACACGCTTCCAGCCGGTAATCCTGTCGTAACAG